AAATTTGCTAAATGGTTAGGATTAGAGGAAGAAGGATTAATGAAAAAATTTGGTTTTGATGGTTCAGATCAATATATGTATGCGAGGATATTCTAATGGGTTGGGTAGCACCAGTAGCATCTGCGGTAACAGCAGTAACATCAGTAGCAGCAGCTAGACAAGCATCAGCAGTTGGTAAATACAATCAAGCTATTCAAGAAAGAAATGCTCAAGTTGCTGAACAAGAAGCTGAATTAATAGAAAGACAAAAAGAATTTGATATTGCAAAATTTGATCAACAATTTCAACAATTACAAGGTCAAACTAAAACAAGAGTATTATTTTCTGGTGCAGAACTTTCTGGTTCTGGTTTAAGAATATTAAGATCAAATGCTGAACAAGCAGAAATTGAAAGAGGTATTATAGAATATAATGCAAAAATTGGTCAAGCAAGAAAATTTGAAGAAGCTAATTTTGCTAGAATGCAAGGATCTCTTGCTAGACAACAAGCTCGATCTGCTGAACTTGGATATTATGGTCAAGCGGGTATGAGTTTATTAAGAGGATTTGGAGAAGTATAATGCCTAAAATTCCTACATTTACAGCACAAGGTAGACCAACAACAGATGCACCTAGTGTTAGAACTGGTATTCAACTTTCACCTACTGCTACACCTGCAGCTGGACTTCTCCCATCATTAAATGCTTTAACAGATTATTCAATTAAAAAAAGAGATACAGCAGAAAAAGTGGAAGCTGCTAAAAAAGTTTTTGAAATAAAAGGTGAACTAGATAAATATTTAGAATCTGAAAAACAAAATATTAATGATGAAGATGCTATTAATAATTTTAAAACTAAATACAATAATTATGTTAATCAACAATTAGGTGGAATAAAAAATAATAGAGTTAAAAAAAGAATACAACAAAATTTAGATTTAGAATATTCGGAGTATGTTTATAATATTAAAAATAATTCTTATAAAGCATTAGAGACAGAAAGTTTAACAACAATTAATAATGAAATAAATTCTTTATCTGGTAAATATGCAACATCAGATAATCCAATATTAAAAGTAAAATATAAAACACAAGCAAAAGAAAAAGTTAGACAATTTGCTGAAGATTTTGATTTACCAAAAAATGTATTAGATAAAAAATTAGAAGCTATTGATAGAGATTTTTTATTAGCGGATATGCAACAGTTTGCAGGTAAAATTAATGGTGCTTCTGAAATTAAAAATTTAGATGATGCTTTAAATGGAACTAAATTTTTAAATGATCAAGATTTTGCAAGTGGTTTATACAACAGTTATCTTCAATCAATATCTGAAATAACAATTAAAGGTGATCCAAATTCTGATTATGATAGAGCTGTAGAATTAATAGATGAATTAAAACAGTTTGAAAGATCAAATGGTTATAAAGTTAAGACAGGAGATATATCTGTTAAAATAGATGAATTAGAACAAAAAATTTTAACAGAACAAATTCAGCATGAAAATTTAATGAAGACTCAAGGTAATAATGAAATATTTTCTAATTATTCTTCAGACTTACAAAGAGCATTAACTAAAAGTATTACAGATAAAGGTCTTGGTATACCAGCTGAATATAAAGATGAATTAGCAGCAGCTGAAATAGAAACTGAATTTAAAGAAACTATTCAAAGTTATTTAATTGCTAATCCAGATGATACATTAGAAGAAAAAAAAGAATTTGCTAGATCGTTAACTTATTCATTAAAAAATATTTATGAAAATAGAAAAATTGAAAATCTTATTAATAATAAATTAGAAAAAAATATTTTTGATATACAATTTGAATATCAAAAAACTATTAATGATATGCTTTTATTAAAAGAAAATAAATTAGATCCAGAAGTTTTAAAGCAATATAAAAAATTAGCACAAATAAATGGTTTTACAATTCAAGTAGATGGTAAAAAAGAAGGAGATATAAAAACTTTTATGAGTGAATATTTACCAATACTTAAATCTCAAATAAAAGCTACTACAATAGGAGAGTAATATGTCATCTGAATTTTCTCCAGAGGTTTTAAAACTTCTTAATGATGCAAATATTGAAACTGAAAAAATAAAACCAATTCAATCTGGATTAGTAAAAGAACCAGAAGAAGAAGATGCAAATCATTGGAAAATATTAGGAGACATAGCTTTATCTGCACCTCAAGGTATTATTAATGCAGTTGAAGAGCAAGGAGATTTTATAGAAGAAAATATTATACCTTTGGGTGGTTTAGAATTTGGAGATAAAGATGGTAAATTAACATTTAAAGATTTTATTCCAAAATATGTTTCACCTTCAAAATGGAAATCAGAAGAATATTCAAAAAAAAGACAATTACCAGTATTTCATAAACCAAAAACATTAGCTGGAAATATGACAGAAGGAGTTTCAAGATTCCTTACTGGTTTTGCAGGACCAGCTAAATTTTTAAAAGGTGCAGGTCTTGGTGGTACAGCAATTAAATCTACACTTCGTGGACTTGGTGCGGGTGCAGTTGCTGATCTTACTGTTTTTGATCCAAACGAAGGTAGACTATCAGATATGTTAGTAGAGTTTGATTCACCAGTTTTAAATAATGCGGTTACTCAATATTTAGCTACAGATGAAAATGATACTGAAATGGCAGGAAGATTAAAAAATGTATTAGAAGGAATGGCACTTGGTGGAATTGGTGAATCTATATTTTTAGGAATAAGAGGTTTCAAAAAAATGAAACAAACTAAAGATTTTAATAAAAGAGCTAAGATACAAAAAGAAACTTCTGAAGTAATTCAAGAAATACAAAAACCAAAAATAAAAAAAATAACAGAAGATATAGATATATTGAAAGAAGAAAAATTATTAAAAAGTATAGATGATTTTAAAATAACTTCTAAAAAAGATTATTTTTCTGTTGCTTCAAAAACAAAAGAATTAACAAAAGAATACTCTGGAATTCCACCAGTAAAAAAAGAACGATATATTATTCAAACAGAATATTCAAAAGAATTAAATGCTATGGCAGTTAGTGATGTAGAGATTTCTAAAAAATATAGAAATATAGGAGCAGGTAAAGCTCTTTATAAAATGGCTATTAAAAATGCTTTTAATAAAGGTTTAGATTTTGCATCAGATTATTCTGTATCAGAATCAGCTTTAAGAGTTTACAAAAGTTTAGAACAAGAAGGTTTTGATGTTGTGTATAATAAAAATGTAGAAACTGTAAAAAAAGGAAAAGAATTAGATATAGAAAGAGGTAAGCAAATTATAACTAAAGATAGAACTGATACAATGCCTGTAGTTATAATAAAAAGAAAAGTAAAAGATATTAAAATAAAATCAAAAAAAGTTAGAAAAGCAAAATTAGAAGATAATCTTGCAATTGATACTAATCAAGCAATGCAAATAATTAAAACAACAAAAGAAACTGCAAAAAAAGATTCTGAACTTTGGATTAAAAAAGTTTTAAATACTAAATCATTTAAAAATGGTGATGAAGTTTTACACACAATAGACGATATTGCTGAAAATATGTTTGATGATGTAACAAAAGAATTTTTAGAAAATGATGTATTAGCAAATCAAACTGCTGAAGAATTAGCAACACTAATGTCTAAAAATAAAGAAGATGTTTTAAAATCTGTAATCAAAGAAGGTCAAAAAGCTAAAGAAGGAACAATAAGAATGTTGGCTAGTAAACAATTATTACAAGAATTAGCTTTTGATTTTCAATCTACTTCAACAAAATATTTAGATGAGTTTGGTGAAGATTCTGCAAAATGGTCTAAAGAAGCTAAAGAAGAAATAGCATTAAGAATGAAAGTTATTGGTGAAACTTTTAAAGCATTAAAAGATCAAATTAGAGATGCTGCTAGAACTACTCAAGCAGGTAGAATTAAAGTTACAAGAGCTGGTGGTAAAATTTTAGAAATAGAAAAGATTGCAAATATATTTAAAAACTATGATGCTAATCCAGCTGTTGTTGCAAAAAAAATAAAAGATATGAAACCAGAAGATATAATTAATGAAGTTTCTAAATCTAAATTAACTAAATACATTGAAGCATTTAACTCACTTTATATTAACTCATTATTATATGGAACTTATACTCATTTTGTAAATATACTTGGAAATACTTATGAAACATTTTTAAAACCATTAGAAACTATAACTGGTGGTGCATTAACAAGAGATGCAAAAACAAGAAGAGAAGGTTTTTCTCAATTATTAGGAATGGTATATACTTGGAGAGATTCTTTAAAAGCAGCAGGTATTGCTTTAAGACAAGGCGATGCAATTCTTGATCCACTTGTTAGAACACAAGATAACTTACAAATAATAAATGGAAAAGCAGTTAGACCTATTAGTGGTTCTGCTCTTGGTTTTGATGGTAAAGTTGGAACAGGTATTGATTGGTTTGGTAGAGTTGCAGAATTTCCAACAAGATTACTTATGGCTTCAGATGAATTATTTAAACAATTTAATTATAGAGGAAGATTATATGCTGAAGCTGTTGAAAATACTTTAGAGTTAGGTTTTAAAATAGAATCAAAAGAAGGTAAAGCAAACATTAAAAAAATATTTGATAATGGTTTTGATGAAAATGGAAAAGCAAATGTAGTTGATAATGATATTGCAGAAAGAGCTTTAGAAAATGCTAGAGTTGCAACATTTACAAATACATTAGATGATGGAAGATATTTAAATATTGGTTCAGCAGTACAAAAATTTTTACAAGAAGCACCTTATTTAAGATTTTTAGCACCATTTGTAAGAACACCTACTAATCTTTGGAGACACGCTGAAAGTCGTATTCCTGTATTAGGTGCTTTTACTAAACCAATGAGAAAAATGTGGAACTCTGGAGATCGTAGAGCAAGAGCAGAAGTTTTAGGTAGACAAACATTTGGAATAGGTGCAGCTACTTATGCCTATGTTTTAGCATCTACAGATATAGAAGATAGTAAAGGAAATATATATCGTAGAATAACTGGAGCTGGACCAAAAGATTTTAATATTAAAAGACAATGGTTAGCTAATGGTTGGCAATCTTATTCTATTGCACAAAAAAATGAAGATGGCACAATAACTTATAAACAATATAATAGAATGGATCCTCGATTTTATGTTCTAGGAATTATGGCAGATATTTTTGAAAATAAAGATAATATTAATGATGAACAAAAACAAAATATGTTTATTGTTGGAGCTTTATCTGCAATGAAATCTGCTGCTAATAAATCTTATTTAAGAGGTATATCTGATGGATTTGAATTAACAGAAAATTTTACAGCTGAAAATGTAGCTAAATATTTAGGTAGACAAATTGGTAATGCAATTCCTTTTCAAGCATTAATAGGTCAAGGTATTCCTGGTATTACTGAACCAGATAAAGATTTGTATGAAGCAAGAAGTTTTACAGATGAAATAATTAAGAAAGCACCTTTTTTGGAAAAAACAAAATATCTTGAACCAAGAAGAGATTTATTGACTGGTGAACCTATAGAAAAAACTTCTAATGCTGTTTATTTTAAACCTTGGGAAGGAGCAACATCATTTTTAGGTTTAGGTCAAGGACCAATCATGGTTGGTAGAAAAAGTGATATTAAAGAAGATCCAGTATTAATAGAATTAATGAGACTTAAAATAAGACTTAGTGAACCAAATGAAATGGAATTTAAAATAGTTAATTTAATAGATTATAAAAAAGATAATCAATCAGCTCATAATTATTGGATTGAAAGAATAGGTAAAACAGAAATAAATGGAATTAATTTAAAAGAGAAATTATTAGATACTATAGAATCTATAGATTATAATAGACGACAAGAAGGTGATGAAAATTTTGATGGTGGTAAAGAAATGATTTTACAAAGAATATTTAAATCATATAAAAATAAAGCCTATCAAGATATGTTGGAAGAATATCCAGAGGTAAAAGAAGCTATAGATGAAGCTAGAAAAACTAAATATGGCTTTAGACAATCTATTTATGATATAGAAGAAAAACCAAAAGAATTGTTGCCTAGGCAGTAAATTAACTATATAGAGGAATTAATATGACAATATCTTCAACTACAGTAAAGAACTCATACGCAGGTAATGGTACTCTCGATACCTTCAATTACACCTTCAAGATATTTGCCAATACAGATTTACAAGTTATTATTAGGGATGC